CGGCACCTACCTCTTCCTCGTCACTTTGTTCGCTAGTCTGTTCCTCGTCACTTTGTTCGCTAGTCTGTTCCTCGTCACCTTGTTCGCCACCAACCTGTTCGTCGTCACCTTGTTCGCCACCAATCTGTTCGTCGTCACCTTGTTCGCCACCAACCTGTTCGTCGTCATCTAGTTCGCCCATCTGTGCGTCGGTGCGCTTATTAATTTTTGGCAGGCGCTTCTTCTTACGCCTGCCACCAATGCGCGATTTTTTACGTGCACCTCCACTTTTACGTGCACCTCCACTGATTGCGCGACGCCTGCGGTTAGGTTTGTAATTATCACCTCCATCCTCCTCTCCTTGGTCGTCGTCTTCTTCATCATCTACGTCATCGCCTTCGTTGTTACCTTCGTCGTCGCTTCCCTCCACATACTCTTCGAGTTTGGAGATCTTGTTTAACGTGGTGTTTGGAGGGAATGTGGAGAGGTACATGAATATACGCGTGGTCCAATCTTTCTGGGGGAGGCTCATGTGCGAACAATTACGTATGCCGCGGCCGACCATTTGCGTGTAAACGCGCATGTCGGTCGGGGGGTTTAAGATATGGATTGCGCGTAACTCTTTGAAATCCAACCCTTCGGACAACTTGGAAAGCAGCAGCAGCACCCCGATATATTCCCCCCTCGTGTTGTCAACACCGGCGTAGTGTTTTTTCCCCTGGAAAAAGCTTAACAAGTCGTCCCGTCTCTGCTTCGGCCGGACGCCCAAGTCGTATATCGCAAAACGAGGCCTGCGTTCCAGGGTGGAGATGTCGTCTTTCGCAATGTCAAACCGTTCGTACCCTACGCTCTGCAGCATGTTTGCCAGGCCAACCAGGCCGTTATTGAACCGACTGAACACGATCTGCTTGCCCGGTGTCTGTGCAATGTTCAACACGACACGGAGCAGTTTGGGTGCAATTTCCTTGGCCAGCCGCTCCAAGAAATGACTGCGCAGCGGAACTGTTTCGTTATCGTCGTCCCCTACGTGCACGTTCAGTGTGTACGTCGGCGCCGGTTCCAAACAGTCCGCGGGCAGACTTATTTTGTGCCGCTCCTTCCCCATCTCGTCCAGGCGTCTGATGTTGTCCAGATTTTCGCGCACGTAAAACGCACCGTGGCGGCTCCGCTGAACGTTGACGTCCCGAAGTGCTATGGTGCTACAGTGTTTTTGCATGTACTGGGCATCTGGCGCGGACGACACCTCGGTGAGTATTGCGCGACAGATTTTGTTAGGATCTGTTACTGTAATTGTGGTTTTGGCCTCTTTCTTATTATCTCCACTAGCTTGATTCTGACTTGCATCGTCTTCGTTTTCGGTATCGTCGTCGTCCTCCGCCTCCGTTTCTTCTGTATCTTCCTCGGCTGCATCGCTGCGGGCGGCTGATCGCAACTCGACCGTAAGCGTTGTCCCGGTCACTCTGCTAATCAGCTTGTTGGTTACGTTTGTCACGCGGCCACGTTGCCACACACCCTCCGTACCCTTTACCGGGTCGTCCTCCGATGTCTTCACAAACACGGTGTACCGCATTTTTTTGTCGGTTGTATTGACATCCTCTACGGCGTAGGAATTCAGCGGTTGTACGGCAGCGTCGCGCGCGGCTGTCACAGTGTTATGCCGAATGTTTTTAAATCTGAAGTCGTGCACCAGGCGGTTGCTCATGGGTACAAAAACAAACTCGGGCGGATGATAAATTCGGTTCATGAGTGCATTGTTTCTGCTAAGCGCGGGGAGCTGTCGGGGGAATAAGTGGAAGTCGGATTTAATACTGTACACGGAAACGTGTCCCTGCGCCTGCTTGAATCCGTTCTCGGTCAGTTCTCCAAATCTGGGGTCGTCTCGGTCTGTGACGGTGAAGTCGTTCGGGTCTATACGCGCACCGTCTCCCCGGAGGAATTCGAGGGTTCGCCGCAGTTCGTCGCTCGTGTCAATGATGGGTGTCGCTGTAAATCCGACCAGCACACAATTTTTAGCCACCGAAATCGTGTAGTACAAACGCTGCAGCGACGCCACCCACTGCGGATCGGTGCCTTTGGTGTTGACCAAATTGTGAAACTCGTCGATACAAACAAGCGAATTATCAAAGGGGTTGTAGTCCGCTAGTTCTGCGTTGCTTTCCCGCACGCTCTTGGGTAACAACATAAACTCTTGCGTTTGATTAATGCGCTGGGATCTGTCGAAGCCCATCTGGGATCTTTTATCGGCGGAAACGTGTTTAACAAACGCGCCAGTTGTCATGTCTTTATAAAAAGGCATGTAGTTCCCCGCATTAATGTAACTAAAAAAACCAACAGCTTTAGTAACGAGTTTCTTCTTGTCGTCATCCATTGGGATTTGGAGTGTCGGTGCGTCGTCCTCACCAGACTCCCCGTTCTTCAAAAGCGTGGCCAGGCTCTTGGTATTTTTTGGTGATAACGCCAGCGCGTCCGCCATATAACCACGCACTTTGCCCGCCTCGGCAACAATTTGATTCTTAACCTCTTCGGTGGGCGCAATCACTATAATTTTTCTCTTTCGCGTGCCAGACTTATTGCTGTTCACCAGTTGTTGGAACGCCGCATAGGTGGCGGGGAAGGACAACGCCTTTGTTTGCTTGCCTCCAGCATTTTTTGCTTGCTTCTGCACGTCCTTCCCGCCGTCATTTAGCACGTCGTTCAGCGCATTTTGTAGGGCGGGGTTGGCCGCGAGGAACGCGGCGTCATTGTCTCGGAGGTACGCATTTAAAACTTGCCAGATAGTAATGGTTTTACCGGAGCCGGTGGGGTGAACAACAAGCAGTCGCTTCGTGGGGTACGTGGATTCAGGTGAGAGCAAGTACCCAACAAGACGCTGGTAGTTCTCCGGTCGGCTGATGGGCACGTGGCGGACACTACTTTCGTCCATGAGGATGTCATCTTCACCCAGGGTGTAAGTCGAGTTGTCGGTACTAACTTGCATGTATGTGCCCATCGGGTCGCTCACCGTTCCCGTGTAACTGGTCTCAAAGTTGTCCGCCGCCAACCGAACGGAAACGGTCGCATTGTGTTTTAACGACTCGGGGGCTTGTACCTGTGTACTTTTGACCCCTACTTTATCTTCCGGTCCGACGATAATGGATGTGCCGTCCGGCTTCGCAACCTTAAAGTGATACCCATAGGGGCTGATGACAGTACCGGCCGCGTGTTTTTGATAGTACACCAAGACGGGTGCCGCTGCCTCTCCCGCCTCTCCCGCCGCTTGTTGTAGCAACTGTTTAATTTGTGGTAACAACGCAGTGGACCCCTTATCCTTATCCTGGATGAGTGCATAAAAGTGAAACTTGCCAGACGCATCCTTTCGACGGATCCATGCCTTGCTTTTGTACTTGTCGTAGCACAACAAATCGTTCATTGTTAGTGCATCCCGCACGGTGCCATCGGTGGCGTCGGCCGTAAACAACTGTAACGATTCGATGTTGTCCGTGTCTACATCAAAGTTTTCGACGCCTCCTTCTTTGGGTTGTAAATTCTTAACGTAATCAACACCCATGGTGACCTGTTTCAAGTCGCCCTTTTTACTTGTTGTATACTTGAGCAGCGTTAACTTGAAAGGATACAAAATCATTTTATCGACTGTATCGGTATCGCACTGTGTTGCGGGTAGCGTCAAGAAGTGTTCTTCTTTCGACGTCGTGTCGCTGATGTGCACGACGTTTCGGGCGCTAACCGAGACGATTGTAGCAACACCTTGCTTCTTGTAGTTGACGCGGTCATTTTTCTGTAGCAAAGCAATAGGGTTGATGGCGGTGCGTGCGGCACATCCATTGATGGCGGGCGCTGGACTTATCGTTAACTGGTTCACTTTTAAAACGTCCGCCAAAAAGGGTAGGAATGATAAATGGTGTTGTGGCGGCCACTGCCAAGGCTCCGGATAGTACGGAAGTTCCACCTTGACGTCTCGAAGGCTTAGCTGCGCTAACTGCGTTTCCAGATTTTGAGTCAATTCGTCCGGCAGCACGGTTTGTTCGCTGCCGTCGTCCAACATGTAAAACAGCCGTTGGTGTTTGTCGACGTACACCCGCCGGTAGCTCAGATCCGCGTAGTAGTAGATGTTGGCGTTCTTTTTGAGAGTCACCGGGTCTTTCAACACATACGGCTTTAACACCTGGTACTCGTCGTCACCCTCGCCATGGGCAATGGCGTTGTCACCGGTTGCAGTGGTTTCCTTCTGCTTCTGCTTCTGCTTCTGCTTGTGTGCCGTGTCAGGGAAAGAAAAATCATCACTGTTTTGCAGTGTTTCCTCGTCCGGCGAGGCATCGACAACGAGCAATTTCCCATATTTGACGTACAGCTGCTCCATCACTTCGTAGGGGATGTCGTTGTCCCAATTTTCGCTTCCATTCTTCACGAACAGGCGCAAATCATCGAAATCATCGTCCTGGTTTAGCTTCACAAACAACAAAAACTTATAGTCTCCTTCGCGGTACGTCGCGAACTCTTTCTTGGTCAACGACAACAACATGTACGCCTTGTCTGGCTGTAACTCTGCACGGCGAACGATAAAATTGACGCACCGGTTATTAGCATTAAGCACTTGGTCTTGAAAACATGTTTTGCTCTCTTTTGGTGCAAAAGCATTAACACATCGATTCGTTGTCTCGTTTCTCGTTTGTCCGTCGTTGCACGGTTTCAAACACTTTCCTTTCTTATTTCGATCACAGTCCATGTTCGCGTCGACTGCGTCTACGTCCGCTGTACCGCCGCGCAATAATGACCCCTCATCGATGTTACCCTCTCGCTTTGCGTATACTAGCTCTGGGTAATACGGTTGTTTAAACATGTTTTTGACGGGCAGCAGCTGTACACCCCTCAGCAAGGCGTCGGGTACAACTTTATGACCCTGTAGTGTTTTAACCACAACTGCATTATTAATCATGAACAACCGGTGTGTGTTTCCATCCGTGTCGGTGAGTGTTGCGACACGAGGGTGCTTTTTGTCCTCTCCCACAAGCAAGAGGTATTCTGTGGAAGTTTCAAAGCCTTTCGCTTTAAGAATCCGAGCACCACCACTCACTTTAGGTCGGGCTTGTTTTGGTTGTTTATTCCCCATTTATTTTAGTGAACAGATTTTATTACATTGGTTTTTTTCCCATGGGTTACGCAATTTTTAACGACCACGTGCTGTACGCGTCCATCACGGAAGGGGTAAACAAAACATTGTTGGTGGTGTAGTAATTGTCCAGCGTATCCATCTTTGCCTGTGTGCACACCAAGTGATCCGACCACTGGTCGCCCAGATTCATGAAAATAAAGCGGCCTGTATCTCGCACCAGCTGCCGCCGACACTCCATTTTGTAAATCGAAATGTTACTCACGTTGGGTGTGTGCACGGGAGGACGCATGTACAAACCGGCGTAGTTTCGTAAACCGAGGCACTCCAGCTGTGCCGTGGTGAACGCGCGACCGTCCACCGTTTCCGCTCGCGCCGTCACCAAGAAAATGGGAAGCGCCATTTGGAGCGCCAGGTCGTAGATGCGTTTGATGGGCTGGATGAGGTGTGCGTGGCACGGCTCGTTGTTTTCGTTTGCCAGCAGTGTCGCGTCGATGTCAAACACGAGCATGTATTTGTTCGCGTCGACTGCTTTAATCAAGTCTTCCGCCGCGCGAGCCACGTAATCTAAACTAGTGTTTTGGAGCAAGTACATGGTCAACAGGTAGCGGCGTGTTTACTTACTACCGGCACAATTTATATTTCATTTTTTCCGTTTGTTAGTACTCACTAACCAAACAACTGGTTTAACCAAACATCTCCATCCAAAGAACACAAACCCCCTCGAATCAGTCACGTCATCAATGCATGTGCTAGTCGTGTTCAAATCGCAGCTGCGGAAGGGCAGCTCATCATCGTGCGATGTAATCCCAACCAAGGTTAAGTTGAAAGAACCGGAGGACGGACTGCCCGTGGTCACATGGGATGACGTACGGTACTTGTTGGAGTTCCACTTCGGACTGCACCGAGCCAACGTGCGACCAGTGCACCAGTCTTTTTTAACCGGCATGTTGCTACGCGTTTTCCAACTGAACAGGAACACATGGGATAACGACCATCGACTCATGTCGATGGACCACATCCGCAACGACGAACGAATTGTGCTATGTCGCAAACCCATGTCGTCCGTCCTCTGTCGCTACGTCCCCTTTCGCTTTAGCCCCAAGCCGGTTGCTGAGGTCGGCGTCCAGGTCGACCAGGCGCGTGGCGTACCCGCGACGCTAGAGACGCTAGAGACGCTAGAGACACCAACAACGCTAGAGACGCTAGAGACACTAGACGACGAAGATGACAAGCTACGGCAGATTATGATGTCGTCGCCCTTTGAGGCGCCTTTAGAGGGGCGAGTTACAAAAGTGAACAAAAAAGACCCCAAGAAACATCCAAGCGATTACGAGTACAACGAGCTTAAACAGCCGCGTCCCGCCGCGACGTATGTGTGTGACGAATGTAGCATTGCCGGACATCATTTCCGGACCGACTGCCATCTGTACAAAGATACGTACACAAAGGACGGCGACGCCATCAAAAGACCCACCAAGATTAGCGTCGCCCATGGCATCCCAAAGCGCTTCCTGCAGAAGGTGGTGGCAGCAGCAGATGCGTCGACTTCTTCTGCGGTGCTCCGGCTGGCCACCGGTGAGCTAGTGTCGGACAGGCGCCTCGAGCTGGTGTCGGACAGGCGCGCCGAGTTTAAAGTCAACTCCACGGTGCCACCAAAAAGATCGTATGATGACATGTGCGGCAGAGTGTGGTTTGATTTCGAGGACCATGTCTTGGAGCAAGAAGCAAAACAAAAAAAGGCCGAGGACGAGTTTTACGCGAAGAACCCACGTAAAAAGTTGCAGTCTATGTGCACGCACTGGCTGCGGGGCCTGTGCCAAAAGGAGTGGTCGTGCGAGTACTTGCACAGGTACAACATGGACACGATGCCGATATGCTCCTTTTTCCTGCACTCGGTCTGCGCCAAGGCGGATGAATGCGCGTTCAAGCACGTGTTGCCGCCATCGACCCTTACCGCTAATGCGTGTCTGGACTACGCCCTGGGGTTCTGCGCCAAGGGTGGCGAACGATGCGAGCGCCAGCATTTAAAGAGAACCACCCCTTCGAGGGCCGACTTTGAAGACAACGTTAAACTGTTTGAAGTATTTATTAAAACGATGTAATTTGGATTTGGCAAGTACCTAAGTAACTACTTTTATCTTTTGAAACTACGACTCTTGCGCTCCGATTTCACTACGCACCGATTCACGTCTAGCAGCTCGGGCCGCCTCTACCTTAGCAGTCGCGTCTGCAGCTGCTTGGGCCATAGCCGCCGCGGCCGCAACGGCAACACGACCTCGACGAGTTCGTAACTCAGGAACACGACAGCTAAAATGGCAGAAATGTCTTTTTCCTTTACCTCTTTCACCTCTTTCAACATATTAAATAGTGTTGTGATGTTATCATCGCTAATTATCGGCTGATCTAAGAAGCTTTTTACCATTTTTGTTTATATAATACAGAATTTATTAAGTTTGGTCATAATGTACTTTACTATGGCCCAAGTTTTTCAAGTCTTTCTCAATTTTGGTTAAATTCTTTTCCAATACTAACACGTTATCACTACTATACGTCGTCTTGTTCTTTGGAGTAAAGTGATTTTCAATCTGTTTTAAATTGTTTTCCAACTTTACCACCTCGTCGACAACATTGTTGGTCTTGCGTATATTGGTGTCGCGTTTCCCGTGCAACAACTTTTTTGACAATAACGCAAGAGAACCCAACCCCAATGATGCTATAGCAAGTCTGTTACTTAGAATGTCGTTATGTTGTGGCACTCCTTGCTGTGCTGGTGCGTCTTGTACTGGTGGTGCGTCTTGTACTGGTGGTGCGTCTTGTACTGGTGGTGCGTCTTGCTGTACTGGTGGTGCGTCTTGTACTGGTGGTGCGTCTTGTACTGGTGGTGCGTCTTGCTGTGCTTGGGGTGCTTCTTGCTGTGCTTGGGGTGCTTCTTGTATTGGTTGTGCTTCTTGCTGTACTTGGGATGCTTCTTGTACTGGTGGTGCTTCTTGTACTTTACTTACGAAAGCTTGAATGTCTGATTTTAGTATATCCATATTAATAGTTGGCTTTTGTAAATTGGTAAGTAATGCAATACCCATTGCTATTATGTCGTCTTGTCGTTGAGTGTGTGCCATTGCGTAAGTTGGTTGTTTGGTTGACGGGTGTAATTTATATATTATAACAACGTTATAGTTTATTGTACAAACTTAGTTAGAAACGGGTGGTCCTTGTACCATGGTGCCGCGAATACCCGTGCCGTTGTTTACTGCCCGTTCCTCTTCACCCGGCTCGGCCTGCCGCACAAAACTTGACTGGAAGTACGCCGAAACCTGTTTTTGCTTCTCTTCGAGACTCATGGTAGAAACCTCGTGCTGTGCGCGTAACTCCATGAGCTCCAGCATATGTTGTATTTTACGAGGCGTGCAGTCGGAACCCGTAAGCATCAGAATCAGGCGTGGATGGGTGCGCGATAACTGTGAGTACGTGGCGTTGTTTTGCAGAACATGCTCGCGTATTTGTTCGTCGGTCCACGCCGCGTTCCTTGCGCGAGTGATGTAAACATCCGAGAAAAGTGCCAGCGCAATTTCCCGCACCGTTTTAGCCGGCACAATCTGATCCTCCGGTAGTTTGGTGATGTGCCACTCAAACGCCTCTGCGTGCGTCTCCCCATTTTTTTTGATCATTTCTTCCAGGGGCTTGGAGTTTGTCAGCGCAACGCTTTTTGCGCCCGTGTTTGTCAGCGCTTGCGTAGTGGCGTAAACAATGTTGGAAACGGTCGTGTCATTCGTGATTGTTTCCATTTGTTATTGTGTGTCCGATATTTTTTCTACGTGTAAACTTAAAAATGAGCGCATTACCAACCACCACCATGGAGAAGGAAATTGCACAGTCCATACAGGATCAACTAAAGATTTTGGCACAACAGATCTACCAGAACCAAGAGATGGATGAACTACGTAAGCTAACTATTCAAAATCACAAAATAGATAAATTGATTACATGGATTACAGTAATAAGTTTTGTGTTTATGATTGGCGGTATCGTTTTCAACTCGGTTCATCTGTACCATATCAATCAAAAATCTAAAACAACCGACGCATCATTAACATTACTTCATAATAAAATTGACAATAAAGAAACCTAGTAATATGAGATGGAACTAATTTTATGGAGAGCTTGGAGTATAAAGGGGTGCGACCAGCGCATGTCCGTGGTGCTTTCGAGGTGGTTGAGGTGAACACGATCGGGCGTTTGCACATCCAGCGGCGTTGTAAATGAGGCATGATTGCCGTACACAAACACCGTTTCCCCGGGGAGCTTCCGACCATTGATCCACGTCATGCCTCGAAGCGCGTCGTGATGCGAGTAGTCTCGATGCGATTTACCTCGGTAGAACTCCGAACGGAACGGCGGCTTGTGCAACGACGAGCCGTACAGCAGCGCCACTCGGAATCCGCGCGCACTCATTTGCTCGCACTTCGACTCCTCTTCAATGTGCGGCCACTTTGGCTTCAGCTCCACGTACAGCTGCTGGTCCGGTAGAAAGAAATCGATCATGTACGTCCCGCCGTCTATCAAGTTGTACTTCATCGGCTCGTAAATGTAGCGAACGCGTAACTCGTCCATAAGGGCTGCAAACCGTGACTCCAGCCGGCTGCGAAAGGTGATGCCTTTGTAGTTTGTTTTGATGGCGTGAGGAAAGCTGGGACCCGCCGTTACGGGTCGAACGGCCGTCGACGGAAACACTTTCGTAAACGCAAAAATTGCTGCACCAGCCGCTGTATTATTGTCTGACACTTGCACGTGAGGCGCCGGATTCGTAGATGAAGTAGTTGTAGCGTTCATGGTAGCAGCGGTAGTATTGTTCGTAGCAGCGGTAGTGTTGTGGGTAGCAGCGGTAGTAATGTTCGTAGCAGCGGTAGTGTTGTGGGTAGCAGCGGTAGTAATGTTCGTAGCAGCGGTAGCAGTAGCAGCGGTAGTGTTGTGGGTAGCGGTAGAAGTAGCAGCGGTAGTGTTGCGGGTAGCAGCGGTATTGTTGCGGGTAGCAGCGGTAGCAGTAGCAGCGGTAGTGTTGTGGGTTGCAGTGGTTGCAGCAGTAGTGTTGTGGGTAGCAGTGGTTGCAGCGGTAGTGTTGTGGGTAGCAGTGGTTGCAGCGGTAGTGTTGTGGGTAGCAGTGGTTGCAGTGGTAGTGTTGTTGATAGCAGTGGTAGTGTTGTTGATAGCAGTGGTATTGTTGTTGATAGCAGTGGTTGCAGCAGTAGTGTTGTGTGTAGAAGCGGTAGTGGTAGCATTCGTCGCTGGGGGTAAAGTTAGCTCCGGAGTGCAGGTGAAGTTACGGAGCGGCACTTTTTCCTTTCGCGATTTTACAGCCATCTGGTCGAATAGATGAAAGTGTTTGCTGGTCATCTCTGTCACGTGGAAAAACCCCTTGTTGAACGTGGTGTTGGTCACGCTATCATGCACCACCACTTTGAGCGGCGTTTGTTTTTCGAAGGCGGCAACCATGGCACGGATCAAATTGGTTGTGCACGTCTGGCGGCTGATACGCATGAACGATTGTTTCTCGTACATGTTGGGCTTCATGATGTGAATGGCTTTCACCCTGCCCAGCTTGGTGTTTGTCGTCGTCAGATGATACTTGTCCACGCCGGATAAAAGGGTGGACCGCTGAGAGCGCGTGAAAGGAGGCATCCTCTTTTTTTCCAAAAACAAATGGCAGTGACCACGGACACACACGCCTCGGAATAATATTTTTATTTGACACTGCATACAACTACTATTGCATACAACTACATTGCATACACTATTCGCCTACAGGAACCTCGCCCTCGAGTGCATAAAATTTATCTGCGGTGATGAACTTGGACAGCTTCTGATGGCACTGTTTACATACGGCACTGAGGCGGTAGCGTCCGTTAAGCGTGCGCTTCCGCACCATGGACGGTATGTCAGCCACCATGCGTTTCTTGTCACAGGTGATGCACGGAAACTCGTCGATCAACAAACGTCTTCTAACGCCGTGTGGTCTAACGCCGTGTGGTCTGACACCGTGTGGTCTGACACCGTGTTGTCTTCTGACACAATGTGGGCCACGTTTCCGCTACACTGCTTTTTTTGGTTTTGGTTGTGCGTACCATTTTTTTTTCAATCGTATTTTGTTCTATATACGTAGATTAGATAAGATTATGTTTTTATTTGACGCGACACACCCCTACCCGCTTACGCTCAAGGTCGAACTCCCAGTAATGGCGCTGCATCATGAGGGCGCCGAACAACAACACGTCCGGATCGGGGAAGATGGCGTTAAAATCGGGAAGTGTGCGCGCGGCGTCGCACTGAAACACCGAATACGACGGGAAGTCCACATCTTGTAAGTCCGCCGGGGAGTAGGTCAGCACCGTGTTGTTTTTCTTGCTGCCGAGACGCAGTCTGACGTACCAAGACAACTCGTCGTACCCCGTTTCCGCCAACTGTTTACCCAGCGCCGCGCATCCGTAAGTGTACGTTGTGCCCGTATCCAGAATGCAGTATTTGGGTTTTCGCTTCTTGATGAGTGTCATGTGTTTCAAGTCGGGTCCCACCTCGAGGGATAGAATATCCAGCACGTAGAAGTGGGTGACGAAGTCGCGGAACATGGGTGGATCCACCATGGGCACATACTCAACGCCCGGGAAACTGGGCGCCAGGGATCCGAGAATGAACCAGCCGCCTTGGGGGTCGAGCAGCAAAGACCAGACGTTTTCGGAGCCTTGCAGCAGCTTCTCTATGGTTACATGTCTCCCATACTCGGGCCCGAGAGACTTGAGTGCGGGTCGGGCGAGACCGACCAAATTGGACGAACTGGTGCCTTGGATGTGATGCACAAAATGCACTATCATGTTGCCGAGCAAGTACTCGTTGTTGTTCAGCGCGTCGTCTTCGTTGGTGGCCGGGATGTTCTCCAGTAAAAAGCGGTGATGCATCGGTGTTTTGTCGGACATGCACGGTAGCGACACGGCGTCCATGTAATGCGACACGGTGTCTTCCTGGGAGCCGTAGACGAGTTTAGTCTTTGTACCCGCGCCCTCCTCGCCTGGGCTGATGAAGCGCCCTTTGGGTACGTAATAGAAGGGGTTGCAGTCCTTGCGTTCTTGCGCGCCGCCCTCTTTTGTCAGGGACGTGCCGCACGGACACTGCTGGGTGGAACACGACTTGCTGTCGCCGTCTTCGCACGATGTGTACTGGCACCCCGCGCCCTTTGCGGAGATTTGGGAGCTACCCGTGTCCAGCACCAGTTCCACTCGACTGTCGCCTAGTTTTAGTTTCAACATGTACGCGCCCTCCTCCTTGTCCCACCACAGTGGAGCGATTGGAACGGGCGACGCGACGCCGACCCCCAGTCGGGTGCGTGCGACAATCCGTGTGTGTCCGTTCGTTTCAGTCGATTGGACGGTGAGGCGCACTCGTCGTTTGTCGTTGATGTAGACACCCGTAATAATCAGTATGAATAATGCAATAATACTAACTATCCATATCAGTTCGGTTTTACATGCCATGCTGATAATACCACGTTTTTTTTGTTTTTAACTATTACAACTAGATTTTAGAGCTCACGTAAATTGGGGCTGGTAGGAGGTTTCGAATTTTAAGATTGATTGGGACGTTCATTTGTGACGTACATGGGTCGCGCGACGACGCCTCCGATTTAGTCCACGCAACTCATTTTGTACTCACAAAACAAATTTTCATGCCTCTTCACAGTTCCCGATTTTGAATAATTCAGTTCTATTCTTTGGTAGAAATTATTCATTTTTTTTATTAAACAGCCCCATAAATAAAAAACACATACTCATGGAGTCGTCGTCGTCATCGACGGCATCATCGTCATCGCCGGTGTACATGGCTGACGAGAGTTCGCGGCCGTCCAAGAAACATGCGGGCTTACCGGATGAAATGAAAGAGCTGTTTTACATGTCGGATAAATTCGAGCAGTACGAAGAAATCAGGCGCCAAACCATGTTTAAATACAGGGAAATGGTGGTTCTGCTGACGAGCGACGAGCTGATTGCCCGCGATGCCGCCATAGTGGAACGCGGCCTTGACGATGCGCACGTGGTCATTGCGCTGCAGGAGCGCAAGAATGCGCTGCAGGCGAATGATTTAGGGGACACCAAGATTCAGGATTCCATGTTGCAACTGTACAAAGTGTTAATGCGCCGTAAAGTCGCGACCATGACGGGGCAACGTTTACCACCGCTAAATTCCGTGTTCTCTAAATGAATAAAATAATCATAATTACATATTATTGACAGCGCAGTGTTCAATTCGTACCACGTGAATCATTGTAGCTCATAATATATTAAATGAGACCAGTGAATGATACGAATTACATTTATTTGTTGTGTGCTCTTTTTTACATAATTACCGTGGCTGTGGCGGTGGCGAGCGTCGGCAACTTTTTGATGGAACCCATGCTGCGGCGTCGATCGCTTTTTGCGGAGACAACGTTCCGGTCGGGCGACCTCATCCTTTGGTCTAAATGTTTAAAATGGTACACTGACATTGAGAAAATAGTATGCGGTTCACGATACACCCATGTGACGCTCGTAGTGGTCTCTTCCAGAGGGGTGCCTTACGGATGGGAAACAAATGTGGAAACGGGGCACCAGCTGAAACCACTTGCGCTGCTCGTGGCTGAAAAGAGCGATTGTGTATGTGTCCTGCGCAAACTGAACAGGCCGGTGGACGAGTCGTTGTTGTGTGCGTTTGTTCGTGACAATATTGGTAACAAGTACTCGTACAATGTGTGGGACGGTGTTGTCAACCAGTTGTTATCTTCCATACACAAACGCAAGCCGGCGGACAAACGCAAGCCGGCGGAAGCGCGCAAACCAACACGGCCCCGCGAACGCTTGGACATCCGCGAACGCTGGGACATCCGCGAACGCTCGGCGAGCTGCACGTCTAGGCCCCTGTTTCCGCGCAAGAAACGTTTTTGTTCGCAGCTAGTGGCGGATACGTATATGCACCTTGGCGTCATCGACTTGTTCAAAAGTGTAAAGTCTAAATCCAAATTGGTTCTTCCCGGCGACTTTTCCGCGGCCAACGATCACAACGCCTTACACTGGGTGCAGCCGTACGCACTCGGCCCCGAAATCAAAATCATAGTTTGAGGAGGTTTAGTTAGAAGTATGTATTGAGCAACTACTTGCGTTTGGTACCTTTAGTATTTCACTGATGCAACAAAATTTATATTGGGCTCAAGTTAAACCAAATCGTTTTCTTAAATTGTACGGAACAAATGGATAGCGGCACACTCGTGATTACCAACAGCAGTGCAAGCGACACGGTGGCAAGCAGTGACGAGACGGTACTGTTTGCCTTCATGGACATGTTGCAGCAATACCTGGAAGCCTTGTCGGACGTGTTCCCCGAATGTTTAAAGGTGCAACAGTACAAGTTGGGGTTAACTATGCGACTCCTGGCCGCGGGTAACGATACGGAGGAGAGGAAGGCTGTGATCAAAGAAGCGATTGTGTCGTATCACGGCAGCATGGGTCCGTACTACGCTCGCTGTATCGAACACGACGACACGTTGTTGCTCGAGGACATTGACTTGATGCGCAACATTGACATGCCGCAGAAATGGACGCCGGATCTGCACAGTGACACCAAGAACGCCATGTGGGAGTACATCACCAAGCTCAACGAGTTCTCCAATATTTACAACATGTACTCCAAGATTCCGTCCAACATGCTGACCAGCATTGAAAACATGGCTCATTCGATCGTGAACCAGATCGAAAGCGGGAACATGAGCATGAGCGATTTGAACATGCAGACCATGTCCGAGCAAGTGATGAGCTCGTTGAACATGTCGGATTTACAAGAGTTCGCTTCGCGCATGCAGTCCGGTGACGCCTCTAACATGATCGAGAACATGAGCACAATGTACAGCATGATGGGGTCGCTCATGAAAGGGCAGGACATGTAGTACAAGTCGTAGTAGAAGTAGTTCCAAAAATTCAAAACATGACGGCAATGTAAAAAATAATCATTGTATTAAATAAAGAAAAACACCAGCGATGTGTTTCAGCAAATCCAAAACAGTGAACGCCGTCTACATTATTTGTTGCGTCCTTTTAGGGGTATCTATACTTTTGCTCCCCTTCAACAAAATCAACTACAGCGCCCTTATAGTCTGCGTCACTATCCTCCTCATCATATTAGCCATTGGAATTACCAATAACACCACTAACCAGCATAACGTAGTGTGCCGACCACCGCCGGATGATGCCCCTGCGCCGGAAGAACAATCAGACCAAACACAACCATTACGGCAAAAGCAGCTGGCACCTGTTCGGATGGCCATGCCTATGCAGCCGCGACGCGAAATGGCGCTGATGCGTCCCCAGCAACGCGACATGGCGCTAATGCGCCCCCAGCAACGCGACGTCCAGTGTGAGCGTACACCGCCGCCAGCAGTAGCAGACGTGCCTGGTAATATAATGCAGCCACTGTTGCACGTGCCACGGCGCATGCCACTCCTCCAACAACCACCGTTGCTCCTACCAGTGCAAATGGAGGCGGCGCCCTTAACGCTTGTTGCCAAAGCGGATGATGGATCGAAGAGCGATGGACGGAACGACGATGACGTAGCACAGTGTGGCCCTGGTTTCACCGTTGTTCCGCCGCAGCAACCCCGTGCACAGCCTAGTGGTCCCCAAATTGTTCCAAATCTACCGCCGTTCCCCGGCGTCGTGCAGTACACGGGAGAAAGCATGTGGCGACTACCCGAGTGGCCCGTCAACCAGCCGTCGCGTGAAGAAAGTATTGCAGCCGTCGTGCCTGATTTACCCACCTGTTCCAGC